AACGGTTCCACCGATAGTGCCTACGATTCCAGATTGACCGTCTTCACCAACGAGAACAAATCCAATTGTTTCAATGCCTGTTCTCAGAGTCTCAAACAACTCCACTATGCCCGTCACGAAAGGTGTCAAAGCCACATCAAGAGCGTTGGCTAGACTTGCCAGTTGTGGCTCTAGTTTTTCCATGGCAGATGCAACCATGTCGAGTCCCAGACCAAATGGCATGAGAGCAAGACCTAAAGCACCAATGGCGGCAGCACCTAAAAATACAAATGTAGAAATGGCAGGGTCACCCAAAATTCTGGCGATTCCTGCAATCGCTGTCAATGCACCAACACCAATCAAAACTTTATCAAAACGAACGCCGCCAAACTTTTTAAGGGCTAATGCAAAGGGGATCAAAGATCCACCGAGCAGACCAAGATTTAAAATGCCTTTGAAAACTTTGACGTTTCCAAAAGATGCAATCGCATTAGCAAATCCCTCGCCAAGAATAGTGCCGAGTCCTTTCGCAATCGCTTTTGGTATATTTGGGACTTTTGGTCCCTTGAACTTGATCGTCGAGGCATCCTTTAGTTTTGCAGGAGCCTTGGCAAGCGTATCATTGAGTTTTTTCAGAGATGAGCCAAGATTACCAAACCCTGAAATCAAACCACCAAAGGGATTTTTAAGCGAACCACCCTCATCGGCAGTCTCACTTTTGAGAGCCTCTCTTAATTTTTCTTTTTCCTCTGGTGTCAACGCCATGTAAATATGTATCCGTCATGTGCATCAGCCTCTTGCTGCTGCTTCTTTTTGCTTTTTCTTTTGTTCCTCAATATACATGGCGACGTAAACTTGCCTCTCCCAAGGAAGCATGTTGTTGATTGTCTCAAGACTCATGTGTGCATGAATCATAAGATAATAGTTTGTGTGGATATGAGCCTCTAGAGAATCATGCCCCACGCTTAGGTAAAAAAATTCTCAAGACCCTCCACGTTGATTTCTTGTTGTTTTTGACAAGATGGGCAGGTCACGGTGTCTTTTATACAACATCTAGGAAATTCTTCAACCTTTCCCATGATTTTTTGAACTTGCGTGAGAGAAAGCGTCTCAACAAAGTCGGTGATCTCTTTTTGCGACATGTCATCAATCTTCCACATTTGCTCTTTGTTGTAAATATACTCAATAACATGATTCAACATGCTCAGAGGATCTGTGTCTGCGACCTTTGCAAGATGAGCCATGCCTTTGACACCCACCGGCTTCACCTTGACTCCTACGCTTTCGTTGAGCATCACGGTGTCATCTTCTGGAACAGGTCTTGACAATTGAATTTTTGTAATATCAATTTCAGTGGTTCCCTCGTAGTCACACTCTTTGCATGAGAATGGAAACTCTACTGACTCGCCGACAGATCTCGCACGCATCATGACAAAAAGATGCTCAAGATCATTATATGAAATTTTATCGACATCAAACTTATCATCAATGACGCAATTGCTTACAACCTGTTTCATGACTCTCATCACTTCATCGGTTCTTTGATTTTCTTTGATGGTAAGCATCAATTTTTCTTCTTTGACCAAGAATGGTCTAAAGATTACAGTTTTGCCCGAGGGAACCACCGTCTGGTGTTCGGGGGTCACGATCAATGGTACAGACATAATCTACTCCTTAGTTCTGTTCGCTTCTTAAAAATTTATCAGTCACTTTCGCCTCGATATAATCAAAGGCAACATCAAACTCTACGAAGTTTGGTGCTGCGGCAGTAAATTCATTACCTTGAATAACTCTGGGATACACGCTAGAAAACTCAAACTCTGCCGCCGTTCTCGCATCTCTGGTTTCACTTATAATTTTCAATGAGCAGCCATACTCTTCACGGAATCCATGAACCCCTGCATCATCAATCACAAGTTTTTGCCAAGCCGTAAAGAATCTTCTCAGTAAATTATTTTTATCATTCAAAAAAGTGATCGACAGATTCTTTTCAAATTTAAGTTCTGTCGGATGTTCATAATCAACACCAAAGGGTTTTGCGGCGATAGTGCCAATCTCCCTTCCGGGTAGGGCTACTTTCGATGCCCTCAAATTGATTTCTTCGGCTGTGGTTCTGGAGGCATCAAGAGCATTTTGAACTTGATTGGTAAAACCAAACTCCACCTGATACAAAGAGGTGTTCATCGTTCCAAATCTACCTAGACTTGATTTGATTCTATTGATGTTATATTTGTCTCTTTGTCTTGCCATAAAAGTATTTATGCCGGTGAAAGCAAATTCCTGATAATTTCAGCCTTCGAATAGTAATGAACCTGCGGAGCAGTTTTTTTCATAAAACCCTTTAGCAGAGTATTTGATGGCTTTTCGTTGTAAAGTAGGTTCCAACTTTGGGGTGCTACACGAAAAGCGATTGGTCCCATTCTTTTTACTTGATACTGCTTGATCGCCGGTTTGATTGTTGAGTAAAAAATCTTTTGTTTTTTGAGGGTTTCATATAACAATGTTGATCTACCCTCAATCGTTTGGGACGTTGTTCTTGACAAATATAAATTTAAAATAACCTCTCGCAATCTCGCTGGTAGGTAAAAAAGATTGAGTCCAGTTAAAGTTTTTGGTGTCCTATCAAGAGTGATAACAAAGGGCATTACGGTGTAGTATGGGAGTGTCGCTCTGCCTTTAGGAATCAAATACCTAAAAATATATGCAGTGCCACGACCTCGCACGCCAAATGGTATACTTTGAGGACGTAAGGCTTCGATGTTATTCTCTTCGTAAAACGAATCGTCAACTCCCTTGACGGCGTTTTGATATCTTCCAAGAAGGGATTTAAATTGATCTTTATCTTCTGCCATAGATTTCTTTCTCCGTCAGAATTTGAAACTTCCATCCTCTCTTTTCACATACCGCTGCGGCAGCCTCCCATTTTGCCTGATTTGTCAAATATGTTTTGGCTGCGTTTTCAAAAGTCTTCGTCATTCGCTTTGGCTTTTTCGGAGCCTGCGTCTGTTTGTATGGTTTGACCTCGATCATAACAGTTTCAATTTTTCCATCTTTGTTTTTAAGTTCAACAATGAAATCGGGATAGTATCTGTGTCTTTTTCTGTCAACGGGGGAGTGGTACGGAATAGCCATTTCCTCTGATGCCCACCTAATCACGTTTGGGTTGGCATCAAACATCACCATGCATTTTCTTTCCCAAAGAGATCGATAATTAATTTTTGTAGGATCACCGATATATTTTGAGGGATTCTTTGGTTTATACTTTCCACTGTACGCCATACATAGTTTATGTAGGAGAAGACCATGAGTACCAATCCCGGCGATATACCACCAAATGAGGACTTTGATACCACAGCACTTTTTAGTGATCGGTTATCCTCAAAAAATAACGTGCAGAGATTTAGAGACAAAAACTTTGAAGGCTCGATGAAGTCTTATGTTTATCCAGAGGATCTGAGAAGCACGGAGTTTGCTCGTCGTGGTGGACAAGTTTTGCACTTTTCGATTTTTACAAGAAAAAGTCAATCTTTTGATTTGTCTCAGACAGTCGGTGATTTTGGGAGAATCGCGTCGGAAGGTGCAAAAGTCGCCGCATCGGTGGCGGCAAACGCAATAGCAACTAGTGAATACAATCCTTTTTCAGAATATTCAGCCGACGATCCACTTTTTGACGAGGTTTCAATCGGGCAAAATCGACAAGCGGCTGCTGATGCAGCGGGAAGACAGGCTGGACAAAATCAAGTTGATTTGGTAAATTTGAAAAATTTTGTTCTTGGTGATAATCCAGATGCCGATGACGCGAGACTTGCATCTTTTATTCAAAGTCAAGAACAGGCAAGGTTTGGATTTGCGTCAGAAAAACTTGAGGATGAGGTCATGTTGTATGTGCCAAAAGGTCTTGAGTTTGACAATACCGTTGAATACGATGAGGCATCTCTCGCTGGTTTGAGTGCCTTGACTCAGTTCATCGCGTCTGGATTTTCTGATACGGCGGCGATCAGCACAAACCTCGCACTTAAGGCACTAAAGTTGGGTAGTGTCGCAGGTAAAGCAATCGGACTTGATGTCGAGGGTGGGTTGAGAGCCAGAGCAGGCTTCTCTGAAAATCCAAAAAATGAGATGATTTTCAAGGGACCGAAACGTGGCAGTTTCTCCTTTGAGTTTGAATTCGCACCTCGCACCAAAAAAGAAGCAGACACGGCACTGGAAATCATTGAGGTTTTCAGATACTATATGTCCCCCGAGGTTTCACTTTCAACTTCTATTCTTTTTGCACCACAAGAATTTGAAATCACCGTGGTGAATCTCAACTCTAAGTTTACTGAAAATGGTGAGACATTTGGTTCAGAAGTAAACACCACAATGCCAAAAATCGGCAGGTGTTACTTGTCAAATGTTAAAGTAAATTATACTCCTGATGATAGGTCTGCATTCTTTCAAAATGGACAGGCGACAAGAATTCTCTTGAGTCTTAAATTTGATCAGATCAACTTCATCACGAAACAAGGTATTTTGGATGGATTTTAATGTCATACTTTAAGAATTTTCCTAACATTTCGATTCCAATTGAGGGCAACGAAGTATCTGTCAAAGATATTCTTCGTCGTGTAAAAATTAGTGATGAGGTTTTCGAAAACGATAGTGTATATGATTACTATCGTTTGTCTGATGGTGAGACACTTCGTGATGTCGCACGAAAAACTTATGGCGATGAAAAACTAGATTGGGTTTTGATTCTTTACAATTCAATTATTGATCCATTCTTTTCAACCCCACTCAATACCAATGAATTTGAAGAGTTTGTCGAGTCAAAGTATGCCGGACAAGCATTGTTTTGTAGCACCGTTGGATCGTCTTTGCCATTCTTCTTGAACAGAGGTTCGTTTGATGTCGGGGATTTTGTTGCAGAGAAAAAACTTGGTGAGAATAACGAAAGAATTTTTACGGACACAACAAAAAGTGCAACAGTAAAAGATGTAGATCCCGCGTTGTCAAAAATTCAACTATTCAAACAAAAAGGAACTTTTGCCGCTGGGGATAAACTTGTCAACAGAACGCAATTTCCACAAGATCCAAGTGCCACCGTCACGAATGTTCTTGAAGAAAATGCAGAGGCGGGTGTCACAGAAACAATCAACTCACAAACTGGTGAAACAACAATTACCATCAACTCTGATTGGACACCAGAGAACGCGGTGGGTGGTAGCCTCGTCGGCTGGTATAGACCAGAGGGATATAGCACATCAGAGTTTTATTCTGGTGGTGAAACAATTACATACATTGAAACTATCTCAAACTCTGCATCTGCGTTTAGTGGCGCAAGCACCACCACATACACTAGTTTCACACAAGAACGCAAACCTCCACTTGGCACGAATGGTTACAACGGTTATTCATACGTTGATTTGAGTGGTGCGCCCAGTAGTTCGCTTACTGGTGGATACCAACTCGGTCACACGGGGGACTTTGATTTTAAATCAACTGATAGTTTTTTCGTGACGGTTCTTTATAAAACACCAACACTCCCAAAGGCGGTTAATCTTTTTGATTATCCTGCCATGGATGTTTACCAAGATTTTCAAGGTGGATTTGGCGGAGTCCGATATACCAGAGGTGTTCTTGGTGATTCACCAGACTATAGAGAGAGATGGATTCAATTTAATATTAATAATAGATTCAACTTTAACGGGGAATTTCTGGGATCAGTTCTACAAACCTCGTTCTATTCTCTTAGATCGGGTCTTCAAGCCCACCAACCCTTAAGTCCTAATGAAAATATGTTTGGTCTTGGGCAGCCTAATATTTTAACGTGGGGTAGAGGTAGCGGCTCAACTTTGACAGACGGTAGTGGCATGCGACCATTCTTTAGGATCAATGGAAAAGAGGCACACCCACTTACAGGATACAATATGTTTGGTTCCGAATCTGACTTCATATCATCAGTAAACCTTGAAAAAGTTCAGTCTGGAGATCACTCAACAATTTTCTCACTTACTGATGTCACCGATCCAAATCGCAATGTTTTTGGTGCTGCGAATGGTGACTGGTATGAGATGATTATCTACAAAGGATTTACTGCCGGTGTTACCTTTGCAAATAGAGATCCTGCCTTCACCGCAATGATGGAGAGAACAGAGGGATACCTTGCTCACAAGTATGGTCTAGAGGAAGCAGTATTACCGGGAACACACCCTTACAGTGTAGAAAAGCCAACCATTACCTCAGATGTTTTGATTCAAAATGAAGTGCCAACTGACAATGGCACTGACGTAGCAATTAATGTCGGAGCAGATGGAGATGAAAGACTTCTTTCCATTACAAAAGTTGTCAATGGTCAAGACGCACCAAAACAGTTTGCCTTAAATCCGGGTGGCTCGACAATTTATCCGCTTAATCCGTTCGCGTCCGCACCCGATGACAATAATTATCAAACCCCAATTGGTATGACATCGGCATCCTTTGATTCTGGACTGACTTCCGTGACGTATGGTTCAACTATTCTTTATGATTACATCATCAACAATAACGGACAATATGTTTTGACAAACAAACTTTACGAGCAAAATCTAAACGAGGCGAAAAGGAGGATCAGACTCCCTCGACCTGCGGCAATGCCTGTGATTATTAAGGCGTTTGAAAGAGCGATCAAATCATGATCAAACGAGATCAAATCTCAAAACTAAATGATCTTGATATTGATCGTATCATTATCACAAATGATTTTGGTCTTGAGGCTGACATCACTGAATTTATTACCAGCCTTGGTTTCTACGAGTCAATCTTCACACCATTTATTGTTGGCGATATGACTTTACAAGACATGCAAGATATCATGACGAATCTTAGTATTGTTGGTCGTGAAAAAATCACAGTGTCTTTTAGCACTCCGGGTATTGATCCAGAAATTAGAACCGTCAACTTTAGAGTCATTGGTCAAAAAAGTAAAATTCAACCAAACAAGTCTAGAGGTTATATTCTCAATCTAAGACTTGTCTCTGAAAACTATTTTAAAAATCAAACCACACGCGATAGCGTATCAATCAAGGGTAAGCCGGAGGTCATTGTTCAAAAAATTAAGGAAGAGTATCTAAGTCCTGATATTTCTTTGGCGTTCGATGAAACTAATGATGAAGAATATTCATTAGTGTTTCCGTTTCAAAGCCCCCTAGAGATGATTCAAAAAGTGATGGTAAACGCAACACCATCTGATTCAACTGTTCCAGAGTTTGACGCAGGATTTTTGTTTTACGAAACAATCGATGGCTTGAACTTCAAATGTTTTAATAATCTTTTTAAACAAGAACCCTCATACGTTTTCTTTAACAGTGATACTATTGGTGCTGATCCAAAAACTGACGAGTTCACGCAAGGCACTTTCATTACAGAAAAAGTTGTTTTTAGAGACTCATCAAACAGAGTAAAACAATACGAAAATGGTGCGTTTTCAAGCAGAACATACTTTCATGATTTGACAACAAAACAATGGGGTGCAAGAAACTTTAGTTACATTAATGAAAACTTGGTAAATGAAAAGTCAGGGAGTCCTAATACTTTGAACACAAATTTGAATGCACCTTTGGCAAGGGCAATCGCAACGGCACAAAATATTGACAACACAATGTTCCCAGTGGTTTCTCAAAATCAAGTAGAAAACTATTCACCTCAAAAAATATTTTTTGCACCACGACATACAAATGTGCAGGGTGAAGATTTTGGAACAAATGAGAATAACTACGAAACACTTCCAAGAGTGAAATCTAATATGTCACTTTACAATGATACCGAGGTTGAGATTACCGTCTCGGGCAACTCACTTCTTCGTGCAGGACAAGTTGTAACTTTTATGGTGGCAAGAAACGAACCAGTTGATAAAATTAAAAGTAGTGCCAGTGAATTCAATGAAGAAAAAAGTGGCAAGTATGTGATTAGTAGTGTTCACCACAGATTCTTTTTACAAGACGGAAGTTACAAAACTTATCTAAATCTTGTAAGAAACTTTAGAGGCTCTATCGTGCCAAGTCAACAAAACCCTGTGAATTCGGAGGAAGCAACATGATGACACAAATGTATCAAGGAGTGGTTGAGGATCGCAATGATCCACTAAGTTTGGGCAGAGTTCGCATTCGATTTGTTGGTCTTCACAGTGAGGACAAACTTAAAATTAAAACCGAGGATTTGCCTTGGGCTTATCCTGTTCAACCGATTACGTCTGCCGCCATGAATGGCATCGGCACTTCACCATTGGGTCCAGTGGAGGGGACTTGGGTTGTTGGTTTCTTTAGAGATCAAAATATGCAACAACCTGTTTACTTTGGAACCCTTGGCGGTGTGCCACAAGAAGTTTCCGATCCCCAACAGGGATTCAATGATCCTAATGGTAGGTATCCCCTTGAACCATACGTTGGAGAGCCAGACACGAACCGACTCGCTCGCGGACAAGAAGAAGGCACGATTGTTGAAATCAAAAAAGAAAATGTTGATCGGCTTACGACAACAGTTGGTGGAGGACAGACAGAAGAAATCGAAGAGCCTACACCACCTTTCGCCGCACAGTATCCCTTCAACCATGTGAAAGAAACTGAGTCGGGACACATTCAAGAATTTGATGATACGCCCGATGCTGAAAGAATCCAGACATATCACAGGTCAGGGACATTCGAGGAGATTCATCCTGATGGAACGCGAGTGGTCAAGGTCGTGTCAAAAAATTACACGGTGATCATGGGAGAAAATGATATTCATATCGCACAGGATTCGAACGGTCAAGTTGAGGGATCTGTAAACCTTCTAGTGAACGGGGACGTAAACTTAAAAGTTGACGGAGATATGGAAACGAATGTCGGTGGTGATTACAAACTAGAGGTCGGGGGATCAGTCACGGTCAAGGGTGGTTCCAGAATCAAGATGAACGCGAGTTCGATCAATTTGAACTGAGGTAAAGATGAGTAACGGTGCAAGAGACATTACTGACATTC